GGGATTATTCAAAGAAAGAAGAAGTCGAAGTTGATGGTATTTACATCAACGCAAAAGCCAAAGAAGGCAAATATGGAATTTTTGGGAATATAAATCTAAACTTTATTGAGCCTACAGCGGGCGATGATATTCCTTTTTAATTCTTGATTTATCTTCTACCTTTTCTTTTTTTAGACTTATTTTAATTAGTTCTGTTTCGAGGTCGCCAATCTTTGCAATGCAATTTTTGATGATCTCGTCTTTTTGCCAGTTTTGCCGTTGATAATTTACAGCTATATCAAGCAAATATTCAAAGTCAGTTATCTCGGCTAACATCCGCGCCTGAATCTCAAGATAAAGTTGATCTTCAAGTGTTTCTGTTATGGTTAGCCAATCATCCCAAGCCATAGCAAGCTGACCTCCTTATATTGAAAATAGGCTAACTTTTGGGGTATTAGTTAGCCCATTTTTTTGCAGAGAAGGCATCGACCACCGAATGCCTTATCCTTAACATAACTTAAACTTATGTTACAGGCCATAACTTTTCCTTTACCAAGGCGACAATCTCATTATCAATGTCTGTCTCCGTGGAAGCCGCATAGTCTTCAAGCAATCCGATAACAAGCGATTTCACAGCATTCGATTTGACGAAGAACTTCAGTATTGGCTTGATAAATCTAATCATGTTTTTGTAATATATTCTTTCCAACTGTAGACAATTTTGCTAGTTTTAGCAAAAAGCCTTAATTATGGAAGATCAGGAACCTAGTAAAGTTGAAACGATTGTAAAAGTTTGCGTTCTTCTTTGGTCGGCAACTCTTTTAAGCCTTTCATATTACGAACCGCCATCTGGTAAAAAAATTGTAGATTTTGACCCGACATTTATTGCAAGTATTTTCAGCGCGTCAACTGCGAGTCTAGGATTTCAAATCAAAAAGAAAAAAGATACTATAGTAGATAATAAGAACTCTAAAGTAGGTATCAAATGAAAAAGTTACTCCCTATTTTATTTTTACTCCCTTTGCCTTTGCAGGCGGGCTATGTCCACAAAATAACGGCATCGGCTCAAGGTGTGGTTGACGGTAGCTATTCGCAGGCAAAGCGCATTGGCTCGACATATTCGATGAGTTCGACAGGGATTACCGCGGGAACAATGGGGCATCTTGATTCGCCTGCATTAGACAATAGTTCAGTATTGACAGGCGTGGCCGCGACACACGGAACAGGGTCTTATACGCAAACCACGGCAGGGGCAGCAACGAGTTTTTCAGAATCATTTATTCAAGGGGATGCGGTAGTTACAACAGCAAGCGTTTCTTCTGGCGTAGTTTCTTCTTTACCAGTAACAGGCGACACAATTACATATTCAGGCGGTTCTAGTACAGGGCAATCAATCGGGATAACTTCAGTAGCAGGCGGAACTATAACATTAAGCCCCGGCGCAGCGGGTTCAAGCGTAACAGGTTCAATTACAAGTTCTATCGAAATCGAATAATGCGGCGCTTATTTATAAGCCTTTTTTTATTATCCAGTTCGCCCTGTTTTGCTATTCCCGTAATTCCAAATTTTTCTGCGGGGTCGAGCATATCACGAACAACAAGTTCACAATCAACACGGGAAATAATTCAATCTTATTCTTATTCTACGGGGTATCAATATACTACAGGCGGAACCAATGTCGAAGCGGTCACGGCAGGCGGAACAATCAGCCCTGAAGCGATTGCAGGGGCAACACAAACAATTAACGGCGTAACATCAACAACAACAGGAATAAATTTAACTACAAAACCACAATGGAAACAAACAACAGCCGGCGCGGCAACGCAATTTCACGAATCGTATATTGGGCCGGGGCTAAATTCTTATGTTCATATAGACCGCACTATTGAAGTCCAATCTGTAACTGAATCAACGTCCACGTTTACGCAATGATAAAAAAAATTAAGATAGCAGGCGCGATATTATTTTTTTCTGTCCAGTTTCCAAGTTATGCCAATACTAATATGACAAATAATCCGGTATCAAATTCTAGTGGTTCGGTCACAAATTTAGGCGTAATGAATATGCCGACAAGACAATTTCAAAACCAAGTCGGCGGTCAAACTGTAGTCTGTCAATCTGATACTTTAGTTATTCAACCTTTCGTCACTTCATCGGCTTCATTCACAAAACCATATCAAGATTTTTACCTTGACCCCATATATTCAGTAAAAGATACAGAAGGCGCGACAGATGCAAACGGCGTAACAATAGGCGATGGCGACCCTGACAACCCCGGCCAAATTATCGGTTATAAAACGATAAGAACAGCGCAAAAAGATACATATAATATTTCGCCGGGAATCAGTTTATCTTGGAATATTTCACTTGATAGAAAGGCGGTCAGGTTATGCCGTGAAGCTCAACAACGACAATCAGATTTAATTCAGGCAAGAATTAACGACAATATGTACGCGCTAGAACTCGGACGTTTAAAAACGTGCGGCGATCTTTTGTCCAAAGGTTATAATTTCAAAAAATCGTCTAAATATTATAAATTATGCGAAGATGTCCAGTTAACAAATCCAAGCAATACTTTAATTAATCATCAACATTCTTTGAAAGAAGTTTCTGTTTCTTCAAACGAGAAGAAGAATTAAATTTAGTTCCTGATTTTTTGCCAATAAGTTTCTTTGCTTGATTTATTATTTGTTTAAATATTGGCTTGAGTAGTCTAGTTAAAAAAGGTGTTGCAGTTGCGGCGGATGTTGCGACAATAGTTACCACTAAGGTTGTGGCGACTACAGATGACGAGGGAAGGTATTTATCGACAAAATCAGTTTTAGCCCATATTTCGATACATTTTCCGTCTATTACTTCAAACCCGACAACTTTTTCTTGTGCTTCTGCATTTCTTACATCGTTTAGCCTGTATTGTTGGTCTTTCGCAGGGCAATCAATTTCTTTTTCTTCAACTACGTTATTATTATTATTTTCTTTTGTTTTTGGAATTTCTGGCGTTTTTATTTCTGGTATTTCTGGCGCTTCTGTTTTGGTGTTTTGTTTCGGTGTAACTATTTTTGCAGATGGAGAATAATCAGGCGCAAAATAAAATGGTGCGGTGTGATCGCATAAGGCAACATTTCCATCGGGGTCGTTGTTGAAATGATCTTTTCCACCTATCAGAGAATCTCGTACAACAGCGCAAGGCGCATCAATGACAGGAACGCCCATATCAATAGAGACAGGCGTATCGAGGACGATAGGGGGTTCGATATGGATAGGTTCTGGAATATGTATGTTTGGAATATTTATTTCTGGTATTTCCAAAATTTAAAATGGAATTACGTTGCCTGTTGATTTTGGTAGCTTAGGAACTTCTGGAAAGGGTATTTTATCAACAACTTGTTGAATCATTTTTTCTTTGAAATCATCACTTGTTACCATCATGTAACCATAGACGCCTGCGCCTAACATTGACGCGCTGATGATAAAACTTAAAATAGATAATATTTGACTAATTTTTGCCATGATAAAATTTGCAATATTAAAAGCACTATCTTTTTCAAGTGTGCTTGTATTACTGCTTATTGTAGCCCTATCCCCTCTCTACGTCACTATGGGGTTAATGACAAGACAGATGCATGAAAAGGTTAATTAACTAGAAGTTTCTATAGTATTTCCTTCCGCTACCCATTCTTGTATTTCTATATAATGTCTATTGCCTGCTGCATTTGGTACTGACAAAGTAGTTCCATCTTCGTAGATAAGATCGTAAGTAAAATCTTCATCATTAAAATTTTCTTTTTTAATTACTGTTTTAATCATGTTTAAATTATAATTCACTATCTATTAAAATATCAGTAATATATCCAGTTCCACCTCTACTGTTAGTTGTGTTTACCACAATACCCGCCATTTTTTTAGTATATCTAGCTGCAATAGCTGAACCAGTTGTTTGGTTGTTATAACTAATACTCGGAATATCTCTCGTTGCTCTCATATATTGAAAATTTAAAGATAATCTACTTGATGTGTTTCCATCACTAAAACCTGCATATACAATGGAATTGTCAAAATTTTGGTAATATCTAAAACATCTGTGTTCCTCTTCTTCAAATGACCTATGCTCAAAATCTGTTGCCACGCTGCCTACTTCTAATTGAAGTCCTGTAATTTCAAATGTCGCATCATTTGTTGTATACCATGTTGATGTCATATCAGGAACTCTTGAAGAACTAGAATAAGCAGCCCAAGCATTTAAGGGTCTTGTTCCTGTATCATTTGTTCCTTTAAAAATATTAAATTGTAAGAATAATCCCTCACCATTGTTATCATCAAAAGTTAAATTACTATCACCCGGTATTGTTTTTGTAACTTTTGTCCAAGTATCAGCAGTTAAAGAGCCAGTTTCAGTTACATAATTGTATGCTGTTCCATCTGAAGTTTTTAAGTTTACATAAAAATTTTGTGCAACACTAGATTTAACCCAATATGACAAGGTTATAAAACTTGAACTTGATTTATAATTCCAGCCACTACTATCTATGTCTTGTGCTTCAAATTTATATCTAACTAAAACTTCATCACCAGCACCAGCACCACTTGTTTGATTTCCGTTTTGAACTCTAAATGCTTTTCTGAATCCTAAAGTATATGGAGTTGTGCCACTTGACACAGAAGATTGTGAAGTAGTGCAGTTTTCATCAACAGCTCCATTGTAAAAATACATTCTATCTACAGTAAAATATCCATCATTCGTAGTTGATGACGTACCACGTTGAGCCACTTGCATAGCTCCGTTAATTATTAAATTACGATTACTTAGGTTATTAGTAATATTGGCAGTACACGTTCCATCAGTATTGTTGACAGTAATAGCAGCAGTACTAGCCCCTACCCCTTTTATCGAATTTACCTTGATCTCTGACATAATTAACTAGGTTTTGGGTTGTCGGTTTTTACCTTTTCACAGGCTGCGTAGTATGCTGTCAGTTTACTAGAGTCTCCTTTACTATTCCAGTACATAGCGTCAGCGAAGTCTCCCAAACTTGGATATAAAGGTTGTCTAACAGATTGATAAGCTATTGCAGCAGCTTCAGCATTAATTGTGGTTCGTGCTTCATCTATTTTGCTCTGTTCAACTTCTATTTTTGTACCGTCACCCTTGAAAACTCCTGTATCGTTGTTAACGGTAACTGCATCAGGATATGCTCTAAAAACTGCATCGTGGTCGTAAATTGGCATTACGCTGATACCTCCATTAGTATGATAAAGGATGTACCATTTTCTCCATTACTCGCATTATATTGTGCTCTTATCGCTGCGGAGTTTTGAAGAGTAGTAAGACCCATTTGTGTCTTATAAGTATGTGTCCCAGCACTTGGAGCATCAAGATAAGTCTGAACGTGCCTTCCATAAAGATGATTATCAGACGAAGTATTTATTACACCAACACCAAAAGGATCCCTTCCACTATCTCCATTCGGACCTTGATCTATTACTGTGCTACCTCTCATAAGCCTAAAGCCACCAAGAGCCTGTGATGAGTTTCTGTACACACGAAATTGCTGATTAATAATTACAAGAACTTTATTGCTGCCGGTAGTTGTTATAGCCTGACTTAATCCAGTATCTACATAAGTTGTACTTGATGTTGTTACCTCTGAATCCGTTGACCCCTGTATGACTTGAAGAATTTTACCAGCAGTTGCAGTTGTAGCAATAGTTCCATCTGCTACGTCTGGGATTGTAAAAACTCTGTTATTAGCAGAAGAAGAGGGTGCTTGTAAGCTAAAAGACCCACCACCTGATGCTGCGTTTAGTTTAATCTTTGCTGTCATAAAGTAACCTCCTTGATTTCATCATCTGTAGGTCTGGTAATAGTTGAGTGTGTCCAACTTTTAATGTACGCACCCTTACCATCTCCATCATCTTGTAAATTAATAGTGCCTGAATCAAGAAAATCTTTATCAGTTAAATCTGATCTTAATTTGACTATTCTTGCGTGTAAAGTTCCGTCAGTAATCATAATGGTCTTATATAAAATGCTTCAAAATAGCTTGTATTAACTCCATTATATAGTGTTATGTTTCCACCAGAATTTTGATACGCATATACCTCTACATAATCTGAACTACCATTAAAAGAGACTATTCCTGAGATTTGTGTGTTTAGTTCTGAGTTACTACCGTCATTCCATTTTGTACCTCTTAAAACGTTACCACCATTTTTATAAATGTGTATTCCAAAAAGATAATTACCTGTAGATTGGCTAAACTGTGTATTTGCATTAATAAAGTAATGTCCAGCTATTGTAGGTGTAAATCTATAATTTGATGTATCAAAAAAACTATTACTGTCAAAACTCTCAGTATTCATTGTTAATTTAGTATTAGTAGCATTAGCAAGAATTAATTGACTACCCATGTAAGCCCTAAATGCTGGTGGAACTATCGGGATTCCTGTTGCGGTAACACCACTATTTGTAATTGACATCCTTTCGACACCACCAGTAGCAAACTTAATAGTGTCAGCAGCTGGGAATGTTATACCAGCATTGCTATCCGTTCCTGTTACAGCAGGGGCAGATACGCTTCCGTCAACCCCAGAAATACCAGTAGTGCCGTTAATGTTTAAAGCCATAATTAAAGAATAACAAGTAAACTGCCAGAAGGCACGGTCACGGTCACGCCGCTGTTTATAACAGGCGATACCGTGTGTGCATTTTTTCCTGATGTTATCGTATAGTTTGTTGTTACGTTAGTGTCTGATTCAAAGAATACTTCATCAGAACCGCCGCCAGTAGCGCCCGCCCCGCCCCCTACAGCGGCAAAAGCCGAGCCATTATATATTTCTGCACTTCCTAAAGTACTGTTAAATCTAAGCTCTCCTGTTGCAGGGGAACCGGGTCTTTGTGCTGTAGTTCCGACAGGTATTTTTAAGGCTGTTGTGTAGTTATGAACAACGGCACCTGTAAATGTTGCGCCTGCAAGTTTGGCAAGGCCAAGATTTGCTTGCGTTACGTTTCCGATTTCTATATATCCGTTGTTACTTGCGTTTCTTAATTTAAGTAAATTTGATGTTGTATTTACAGATAATTGAAAGGCAACTTGCGTTCCGCTTGGGTCACTAGAACCGCTATTAAGAGATTGAACAGCGGCAAAAATATTATTAATGTCGGCTCTTACGTTGGCGCCTGTATCATTATCAACTGTATAATTTGCAACTTGCGCCATTTACAAAAAAA